TCAACGCACCAATTGGTTGAAATGTACCATCTGCAACATTCTGTGCATATGTCTTACCATTTCTGTACAACTTAGGTGCTTTAGTAATATCTGTCTTTACAGTCATCACATTCCTTTCGTTCGTTGATTAGTGGGATATACACAAGTACTATCCCAATGATCCCAATTAACATACCTAGTTCCATAGGCCAGTAATCAGGATGCATTTCGACAGATAACACAACTAATAACAAACCTACTGCTGTCATTACCATATTCATATACATCTCCTTATGTTAGTATTATTATTATCATTACAATCACAAATAGAATATATAACCTCATCAGTCATTCTTCCAATCTTTTGTGATGTTTTTTATCAGTTTCATACCGACAAAAAATCCGACCAGTTCGATTAACAACTTACACGCTAACAGAACTAGAACTATACCTATTAGTATATCCATATTACTTAACTCCTTTCTTTGCATAGGTGTTATATCTACGTATATACCTAGCAAATATTCTATCTAACGATAGTCTCTTTGGTGTAGGTATTATATCTAGATGGCTTATCTTGTAGTCATAAACTAGCTGATTTAGCCTCTTTCCATGTAGCTTATTCATATCAGATTCCCTCATTTGTTAGTGTTGATAATAGTATTAATCAAATCCGACAATCAAACTATCAATGATTTGTAGTTCAGAGTAGTGTAACTGTCGGATCTTTATCCATAAACAAACCCAAGTCGAAGAGTTCGTTCACAAGTGAACGCAACTCGTAGACGAATGTAATATAAACTTAGAGTTTCAAACAGAGGGTTTTAGATCTACCCCAAGCAATACGTAGTAATGCGTGAGAATAAATATAGGGGGGTTTGTTACAGCTAGACCCAATGGGGGGTTTTAGTTTAGAATCATTATAAACAACAATAGGAGAAAACAATATGTACGCATCATTAGCAAGATTTGGCTATGGCATAGCGAAAAGCTTAAGGCCGAGCAAAATCAAAAAAATGATAAAGCCTACAGCTGACAAAGTCATGAAGAAGATACCAGCAGGTAAAGCTTCAACTATGGCAGCAGGTGCTACTGACAAAATCAGTAAAGGCTATAGGACTGCCTATGCATCAACACTAGGCACATCGACTCGTAGAAAAGTAACGAGTGGAGTTCTAGCTACGTCTTTCATAAAAGACATACTAGATGACTAATGGCCAAAAAGAAAAAGGCCGATATAGGTAAAATAACGTGGGAACGTGAAAAGCCACGTAAAAGACCAGGTAGACACGCTAAGAGTTATTCTAAGCGTATACCTAAACGTAAACGATATAAAGGACAAGGACGCTAATAATGGCGAATAGACTAGAAAAACTAGCAGACGACCTTATGAACTTATCGCAAGATGAGGCTCAACAACTTCAGAATATCATAAAAGCTAAGTTATTACCTGAAGTCGAGAGGCAACGTGGCTTACTGAATGATCAAATGTCAAAAAACCCACAGCTAATGCAGATGGGTAGAGGACAACCAATGGCACCTCGTGCTGCCACACAACGAGATGTCAGAATGCAGGGGTTATTACGATGAAACTATTGAAAAAATACATACAAAAGTGTATTGATTGTATAAAACGTATCATTAAAAACTATAAAGGAGAATAAATATGCCAATGGTAGGAAAGAAAAAGTTTGCATATACCAAAAAAGGTAAAAAAGCTGCTAAAGCTTATGCAAAAAAGTCTGGTAAGAAGATGAAAAAAATGAAAGGGTACTAATGTTAATAGGAAAACAAAGTAAACTTCCAATGGCTTTGCAAAAAAAGATAATCAAAGCTAAAATGAAGAAGAAAAAAGCAAAAAAAGGTAAAAAATAATGAAGAAAGCACTTGTTAAATATTCAAAACCAAAAGCAATGCTATCAAGAGCTAGAAGTTTTGTAAAAAAAGGTATTAAATTTTCTGGAATTGGTGCAGCTCTAGGTATTGGAGCTTATGTAGCAGGTGCGCCTTCAAGAAGATATAAAAAAGCACCAAAGTTTGGTGAATCAAGAGATCTATCAAACAAAATGATAGCTCAAGTAAACAAAAGAAGTTTTTATTTATAATTATGGCAGAACGTGGTGGTAAAAGAGAGGGTGCAGGTAGACCCAAAGGATCTACTTGTGCAAAGAAATGGAAGATGCTTGATGATTTAGCAGTCAAGTATAACCATTCCCCTTTGGATTATATGTTATCAATATTAAATAACCCAATGTCATCTCCTGAAAGAAAGATGATGGCAGCAGAGAAAGCTGCACCTTACGTTCATGCAAAACTAGCTACGACTACGACAAAACTTGGATCTGATGGCCCAATCAAAATCAACATCAAATGGGGAGACGAAAAGTAAGTCTATAGTAATACCTTACACGCCTCGTCCATTACAAAGAGAAGTACATAATAATTTAAAAAGATTTAATGTACTGGTATGTCATAGACGATTTGGTAAGTCTGTTTTATCTATTAATCAATTAATTAAAACAGCAGTCGCAAAACCTATGCGTAAGTGTGCATTCATAGCACCAACCTACAGACAAGGTAAATCTATTGCATGGGAATATTTAAAAATTTATACAAAGCCACTAATGTATTTAGGTGGTACAAAAAACGAAACAGAATTAAAAATAGAATTGTTTAACGGATCTACGCTTCAAATATTTGGAGCTGATCATCCTGACTCCCTTCGAGGTATGGGGTTTCATGGAGTTGTGATGGATGAGTTTGCTATCATGGCACCAAGAACCTGGACTGAGATTATACGTCCAGCAGTCGCTGATACTTTAGGATGGGTAATGTTCATAGGAACTCCTATGGGTCATAATCAGTTTTGGGAAGTTTACGATTTTGCACAACGAGGTCATAAAGACTGGTTTGCAAAAATGTATAGAGCATCTGAAACAGGCGTAGTGCCTATGGAAGAATTAAAAGATGCTCAGTCTATAATGACTGAAGAACAATATAACCAAGAGTTTGAATGTTCTTTTACAGCTGCTGTAAGTGGTAGTTATTATGGAAAACTTATAACCAAAGCTGATAACGAAAAAAGAATTGGGAGTTTGCCTGTTGAAGAACACGCTGGTGTTGAGACATGGTGGGATTTAGGTATTGGGGATTCGACAGCTATTTGGTTTGTACAAAGAGTAGGTGAGGAGATTCACGTCATAGATTATTATGAAAACTCAGGTGAGTCTTTAGCCCATTATGCAGATGTCTTAGAGGATAAAAACTATGCTTATGAAAGACATATCGCACCTCATGATATTCAAGCAAGAGAGCTTGGTACTGGGAAATCTAGATTAGAAGTAGCTCAAGAACTAGGAATAGACTTTGAGGTAGCTCCTAAATTAGAGGTTGATCATGGTATAGAATCTGTTAGGAATGCTTTACCACATTGTTGGTTTGATAGAGAAAAATGTAAATTAGGACTAGATGCATTAAGACAATATCGAAAACAATGGGATGAGAAGAACCAAGTTTTTAAAAATAAACCTCTGCATGACTGGTGTTCACACGCAGCTGATGCATTTAGATACGGATGTGTACATGATCCGATAGATACATCAGATTGGCAAAGACCCATAAATGTAGATTATAAATATATCGTATGACAGAAGATCAAATTATATCAATATTAAATAGAGAGCTTAGAGCATCATCAGGTTACATTGGTGGTGAGATAGTAACTCGTAGAAGAAAATCATTAGAATATTATTTAGGTAAACCTTTTGGTAATGAACAAGAAGGTAGATCTCAAGTAGTAAGTACAGATGTATCAGATACTGTAGAGTCTTTGATGCCATCTTTAATGAAGATCTTTACAGCAGGAGATAATATCTTTCATTGTGAACCTGCTGGGCCTGAAGATGAAAAGGTTGCTAAACAAGCTAGTGATTATATTAACCATGTTTTCTATAAAGAGAACAGAGGTTTTTCTGCTATTTATACAGCATTCAAAGATGCACTTGTTCAGAAGAATGGTATTCTAAAAGTATACTGGGATGATTCTGAAAAGACTTCAAGAGAAGAATACAAAAGATTAACTGAAGATGAATACAATCTTCTTATTGCAGATAAAGAAGTATCAGTATCAGAGCATAAAGAATACGAAGAAGAATTTGAAGATGACAATGGTAAAGTTATAGACAAAGTTAAGTTTCATGATGTTGTCATTTACAAAACACAAATGTATGGTCAAGTAAAGATTGACCCAATCCCACCTGAAGAATTTTTAATTGAACGTAGAGCTAAATCAATAGACTCAGCTAACTTTGTTTGTCATAGAGTTAATATGACTAGACATGCATTAATAGAAATGGGTTATGATCCTGAGATTGTAAATAACCTACCAACTGGTGATGCAGAATATTATTTAGAAGATAGACAAGTTAGATACCAAGATACAGATTTTTCTGCACCACAAGATAGAGGTGATAAATCTACAGACGAAGTATTAATTCATGAATGTTATGTAAGACTAGATCTTAATGGAGATGGTAAATCAGAACTTCATAAGATCTGTTTAGCAGGAACTGGATCATATAGAATATTAGCTATGGATGAAATTGATTCAATACCTTTTGTTTCAATGACACCAATTATTATGCCTCACAGATTCTATGGTAGATCTGTTTCTGAATTAATCGAAGATATACAATTAATTAAATCTACTGTTATGAGACAAATGTTAGATAATATGTATCTAACTAATAATAACAGAATA